GTAAGCGCCGGGCGCGATCTGCGCGAGCGCCGCCTTGGGCGCGAGCAACGAGATCGTTCCGGCGCCCCCGTTGTTGATCAGCAGGCCGTTATCGGTCGACAGGTCGAGCGCGACCTCGGCCGACCCGGGCGCCGGCCTGACCTGCATGTGAAAGGCGATCCCCGTCAGGTCGAGCGGCTCGCTCGAGCCGAGTTGCGGCAGCTGCGCCGTTTCGCGCAGGTCGGCGTTGGTCGCGATGGTCAGCGACCCCGAGATTTGCGACAGCTGCAGGACATTGGTCGTCATCGCGTCACGCGACCCGCATCAACGTGACGGTGTTGCCGCCGATCGACATGATTTTCCACGTCCCGGGCGGCGACGACGACGGCCAGCGGACGTCGACAGCGAACAGGATCAAGAACTGGCCCGCGCCGACGTATCCCCCGCTCCATACATATTGATAATTCGTCGAGCCGCCGGACGGCATAGCGGTCGTTCCCTCGATCAGGCCGTCATGGGAATCGAACTGCAACGCCCCGGTCGTTCCGAGGAAATTGGACGGGGACGGCGAGGCTATGCCCCAGCAGATCATCACCGCCCCGACGCCGGTCGTCGTGAACGGGTTGGCGTTGTCGACGTATTCCTTGGTGACCGCCTCCATCGCGGTGACGGGATCGGCGTTGAGGGTCAAGAAGCCGGTCATCGTGCCGCCGGCGATCGGGACGAACGCGCCGATGGCGGCGATCTGCTCGTCGACGTAATGCTTGGTCGCCGCCTGCGGGTTGGCCGTCGGGTCGCCGGCGAGGACCAGCGACCCCGTCATGGTGCCGCCGGATTTCAGGAGATAGGCCGAGAGATCGGCCGTGAAAGCGTTGATCGCGCTCCATAGCGCGGCGAACGACGCGCCAACCTGCTGCAGCGTCGGCCACGGCCAGGCGAAGCCGCCAGAGGTCGGCGCGAAGGCGGCGTATTCGGCCGCCGAAGCGGGGCGCCCCGAGCCCATCGCCGCGCCGCTCGAGGCGGGAGAGACGGGATCGCTCGGCTGGGTCGCCGGGGCGATGCCGATCAGGCGGTTGATCGTGCCGCCGGAATTGGTCGTGTCGGTCTTGGTGATCGGCGCGATGACGCCGGGAAGGTTGGCATCGTACCAGGAGATCACCTGGCCCATCGTCGCGTAGCCGCCGCTCGGCGGCGTCACCGTGACCGAGCCGGCGACGGAATAGACCACCGCGGCGATCCACAGGAGGTCGGAGGTCTGCCCTTCGCCGGAGGTCGTCTTCTGCAGGTTGGTCGTGCCGACGACGCAACAATTGCCGAGCTGGTCGAGAATGGCGAATTCGGTGACGGCGAACGGCCCGATCTCGGCGCCGCCGATCGCCGCCGGGATCTCGCAGGCGATGTCGAGCTGGTCGGGATTGTTGGGGTCGACCGAGACTGAATTGATAGTCTGGCCGCTCCACACCTGATGGGTGACGCCGTTGGCGGCGATCAGCGCCGAAATCGAGGGGACGGAGCCATTGCCGTCGCCGACCACCAGCGTGCCGCCGGCGATGTTGAGCGGCGTCACCGTCTCGGGCGAGGCCTGATAGGCGGCCTGGGCGGCGAGGAAATAGGCGGTGACCTGGGTGGCGTAAACCTGGGTGGTCATGGATTCCTCGGGAAGAGGGGCAGTAGGCAGTAGGCAATAGGCAGTAGGCAGTAGGCAGTAGTTCGCTTCCTATTGCCTGTTGCCTACTGCCTACTGCCTCGTCTCAAGCGGCAGAACCGTCACGATAGGCATGACGCGCGTCCCGGCGCCGACGTAGATCTGCGGATCGGGCTTCGCGCCGCCGAGCGGCAGGACGATCAACCGCGGCGCGACGCAGGTCGCGGCGGCGACGAAGACGCTCGCCGCCGGCTGCGCGGCCAACAGGCGCACCATCGCCAGCACGTCGCGCGCCGGCTTGCGGGTCAGCGCGGCGGCGTAAACCGCGGCGACGTTCGGCGCGGGGTCGCCGGGCTCGATGTCGATGTCGACGACGAAATCGGGCCAGGTCAGCCCGGCGACTTCGAAGAATTCGCGCACCGTGACGGTCAAGCCGGTGTCGAGGCTGATTTCGTTTTCCAACGTCGCCGGGCAACCGTAGTTGAGATGGTCGGCGAAGCTGGAGGCGATGCGGGCGCGGTTTCCCGCGTCGTCGCCGGGATTCCAGAAATGGACCGAGCGTTCCCAGCCGAGCGGCGCGACGAAGGCGGCGTCGCAAGCGAGCGGATCGCGCTCCCTCGGGATCGTCGCCACCGGCGAGCGAAGCATGTTCGCCGCCGAGACCTCGGCGTTGGCGCGTTCCCACGCCGTGGCGTTGCCCGGCAGCAGCGACTTACGGGTCACGAAGCGCGGGTCCAGGTGACGCCGACGCCGGAAAGGATCGGCGCGGCGAAGGGCGAGCCGCCGACGTTGGATGTCGGCGCCGTCACGGTCGCGCTCGTCACCAGGCCGGGGGCGTTGAAGCCGAGCACCGTCTGGATGTCGCCGGGCTTGATCAGGCCGCCGATGACGCGGCGCGAGGCGAGAAACGTCGCCAGCGAGGCGAGCTGGGCGGCGAGCACCGTCGCCGGATCGGCGCCGCGCGCCACCGCGATCGACGCGACGACGGAATAAGCGGCCGGCTCGATCGCGACGACACGAACGAGATCGTTGAGCTTGCGGGTCGCCCCGCGGTTCGGCGGCGCGCAGGCGGCTTGCACGGCGCGCAGCACGCCTTGGTTGGGGACGCCCGAGGCGTTGGCGCCGAGGCAGACGATGCGCACTTCGCCGGGAACGAGGCCCGGCGCGTCGTTGTAGCCGTAGACGGCGACTTGGGCGAGGTCGACCGGCGCGGCGGAAAGCGCCTTGAACTGGTAGCCGCCGTAGGAGCCGCCGGCGGTCAGATTCTCCCAGGCGAGCTGCAGGCGCGCGCGGTAAGCGGGATCGAGTTCGCCCCCGGCCCGCGGCGTCTGGTAGAGGCCTTGACCGAGCGCGTCGAGATTGGTCCCCTGGGCCCAGGCGAGATTGGTCGCCAGCACCGCGTCGTTGATCGCCGAGAGCACCAGCGTCTCGCGATAGGCGTCGGCCTCCTGCAGCATGACGACGGGGTCGCTTTCGAGCGCCGCGACGTCGTAGTTGGGAAGGGTGGGGTCGGTCGCCTGCGCGGCGGTCCACAGCTGCTGAAAATAATTCAGCCGCGCCGACAGGATCGCCGCAACGGAGGGAACGACGACCGCCGCCGGCTCGGGCAGCGCGGCGAGATTGATCGCGGGCGACGGCTCGGCCATCAGAGGACCACCGAGACCGAAGCCGCGACGGTGAAGTCGCCTTCGAGCGCGTTCGGCATGTATTGCCCCTCGATGGTCACGCCGAACTGGCCTTGCTGGAGCTGCGACGCGCTGTTCTCGCCCTGGGGATAGGAGACCGACGTGACGGCGAAGCGCGGCTCCCACAGCTCGACGGCGACGACGATCGCCATATAAAACTTCATCAGCCGATCCGGCGTCAGCGGCTGTCCCAGCAGTTTGGGAACGGCCGAGCCGAACGTGCGCCGCAGCACCCGCGAGCCGAGCCGGGTGGTGAAGATCACATTCAGACTCTGCCGGACGTGGGCGAAGCCGGCGAGCGGCGCGCCGGTGACGCGGTTGACGCCGGCGGTCACGTCACGAAGACCTTGGTCGCGAGATTGCTCACGTCGGCGTTCCCCGCGGTGTCGACCGTGCCCTGCTGCGCGGCGGGGACGCCGCCCGACGAGCCGAGGTGCGTTTCGCCTGACGTGACGATTTTCGTCGCCGTCAGGGTGATCAGGCCATCGACGATCGTGATCGACGAAGAGCCGACCTCGATCTTGCGCATCGAAGCGGTGTTGGTGTCCTTCGTCGTCCCGCGCGTCGTCACGTCGGCGGCGGGGTCGGTCGAGGGCGTCGGGTTTTTGTCATACCAACTCGCGGGGAAGCCGATGCCTTGGCTGAAATCGGGCGATCCGTCGGGGTTGGCGATGATGAACTGCTCGCCGACGCTGGGCGGCGTGTGGGTCTTGCGCGCGCCGGCGTGCTGCGAATAGTGCAGCCACGGCGATTTGACCGTCTGGCCCTGGTCGTCGAGGCCGATCTCCTGGCGATAGAGCCCGTTGACCGCGTCGACGTCGGTGACCTTGCCCTTGCGGAACATCCGCTCGATGCGCGCCTCGAGGTCGGCGTGGCCGGCGTAAAGTTCGGCCAGCGCCTCGTGGATCTCGCCGATCGCGAGGGAGAGGTCGGTCACGAGTCGCTCCAGACATTCGGGTCGGCCGCGGTTTGTCGCGCTATCAGACGGTAGCCGGTCGCGGCCCACGGCGCGATGTCCGGGCGCAGGTTGTCGAGAGCAGACATCGTCCCATCGCCGGCGACCGCGAGCAGGATCATGCGGTATTAGGTAGCAATCTCACCTTAGATATTCTCTACGTTCCCCCGGGGGATTGCGGGGAAAACCGGCGATGCCGGGGGAGAAACGACTTGGCGGCCTTGCGCCGACAAGCCGGCTCGCTCCAATCTGCGAATCACAAGGTCGGAAACCCTTGATATGAAACGGCTCCGATGGTTGTACATCGGAGCCGCTCCGTTGTGGGGGCGGATGGTCGGGTCGCAGCCTATCCAAGTTGCACGCCCGCGGG